ACCAGTTCAACAAACCCCACCACCAGATCCTAAAGCTGAAGCATGGGCTGAAAAGAATGAGTGGTTTGGTAAAGATAATGCAATGACGTACACTGCATTTGATTTACATAGAAAAATTACTGAAGAAGAAGGAATAGATCCTAAATCCGATGAATATTATGAAGAAATAGACAAAAGAATTAGGTTGGAATTTCCGCATAAATTTGGTAATACTAAGGCAGAACAGACTAGCAAACCTACACAAAACGTTGCCTCTGCAACGCGTAGTTCAAAGGCCGGTCGCAAATCTGTGAGGCTCACATCATCACAGGTCGCAATAGCGAAAAAACTAGGTGTGCCATTAGAAGAGTATGCAAAACAATTAATCACGAAGGAGGTATAAGCATATGACAAATAAAAAACCAACTCGTGCGAGCCAAAGTAAAAGTGATTCAACAAAAGTTAAATCACAGGCAGCGACGGTAAAACCGAAAACTGTTTCAAAACCTTGGACTCCACCATCGTACTTAGATACGCCCAACGCGCCAAACGGATACCGACACAGATGGGTCAGGATTGAAACTTTGGGAATCGCCGACACGAAAAACATACAAGGACGCTTAAGGTCTGGGTATGAATTAGTAAGAGTCGATGAATATCCACAAGATGATTTCCCAGCTATCGCGGATGGCAAATACGCTGGAGTAATAGGTCACGGAGGCCTTGTGCTGACAAGGGTACCTGAAGAGATCGCGCGTCAGAGACAAACTTATTTTGAGAAACAAGCTCAAGATCAAGTCGACGCACTAGATAACGATCTAATGAAGGAACAGGATAATAGAATGCCTATCGATATCGATAAGCAGTCTCGTACCTTCGGTGGCAAACGATAGTTAAAAAAATTTTTAACAATCCGAACCAACGAATTAACGTTAACCGTAAAACTGCGGATAGTAGTTTTACATAAGGAGAAAAAATATGGCAAACTCAAGTGCTGTAGGTTTCGGATTGAGACCTATTAGAAAAGTTGGTCAGAATGACGACAACAACGGATTAGCCGAGTACTCGTGCAACAGTACTGCAGCTGCATACCAGAATGATGCTATGGAAGCCCAAGCAACTGGAACTGTAGGAACTGCAGCAGCTGGTGACACATTAATCGGAAGTCTGAATGGAGTCTTCTTCACTGATGCAACAACAAGTAAACCAACGTTTGCAAACAATTTAGTAGCAGGTAATGCCGCTACTGACATTGTTGCATTCATAAACGATGATCCTTACCAAATGTTTGAAATTAGATCGAACAACACTGGTGCCTCAGCGGCAACAGATGTGTTCAATAATGCGGACATGGCAGTAACAGCAGGTGATGCGTCTACTAACGGACTTTCAAAAAGCACGTTAGACGACTCTACATTAACTGGTGGCGGTACTGGATCTGCGCAATTAAGAGTGTTAGGAATATCAAGAGACCCTGATAACAACGAAGTTGGCTCTGCCAACGTTGTTTGGAGAGTTATGATTAACGAACATTTCTTGAAAGCGACAGCTAGTATATAATAGGAGGTATTTAATACTATGGCAATATCACGTAATCAACTAGTT